CTTTAAAACATTTTAAATCATTTATAAAATTATTGGCATTGTATTCTTACAAAATACACAAGTGTGGCCGGTGTATGCTTCAACAGAGATGGCTAATACTCAGTCATTATCAGAGTCGTCTTAACCCCCTTAATCCTCTTCTACTTACTCTTTTACACTTGACTTGAGTGTTTATTCAAAGACGAAATTTTTATCCATCGCTATCTCAGTGTCATCTACTACCTCCTCAGTTACTTATCTTGCCCTTTTCTTCTCTTTGGTATTAGATTACTTAGACTTAAGCTATACAACGTCGTTACTCACTCTGTGCAATAGATTTGTGGCCTCATTATTTATCATGATATTGTCTGAAACTCTCTCTGATGTTTTCAATATATATTCTAGTATGTCAAGTTTTGTAGTTATCGCTCTTTTTTCTTCATCAGAAACTTTAGATAAAAATGTTTCTAAATCTTTTTACTGGTACTCTATCAGCATATATGTTTATGTATTCAATTTGACAGTACCGTCTATCTACTCCTCATAATTTTAATTTAATAGATACTCAAGCTCCTTATGTAATTTAGAGTTCTTATTGAATTTGCTAAATTTATTCACATGTTTCCTGAACTCACCTACCTCCTTAACGTGCTCTTTTATCGTCGCAGTGTACTTATCGTCTCCTATCTTATTTAGGGCAGACACAAGATTTTTTTCACTCTCTTTCATTTTATTTAAGTTAGATCTCAACTCATTTGAAAGGTAAGTCGCATTCTTGTCTTTACTAAGTTAGTTAAGTAGATAATATGAAAACCATTTATAACGCTCAGAGAAACTGACCTTGTTTACAACCTGTATCTATACGTTTTAAGATTCTTCATTGACGGATATAACACCGTTTTCATATAGAAGATTTTAAAGCTCTTTGCTACCTACGCTACAGTTGAATATAAGTTCATACAAGTCTCTCTTCGTATGGATTTTCTTCACCACTCTGTCAATTTACTTTTTATGATCTCTCGTAGAAATTTCCTTTTTTGGCTGCACTTAACCTTTTGATGACTCATATTATGACCCCCAGTCCATAAAATTCAGAAAATATTTCGGTGTATCTTTTTCATAATCTTGTATTCCGAAGTAGTTAAACTTACATGCATCACTTACATTCAAGGTGATTAAACTGTTTCTGTTTATAAACTTTTGCATTATTTTATCTTAGTTGAATTTATAAAGGCTACTCAGACAAGATTTATTTAGTATTATATATTATTACTGTTGCCCTGGTACGTCTGTATAATAAACCTTCCCCAACTTGTTTTTTACCAGCATAAAATGTACATTGTTTATATAAGTCGATAAAAAAACCGGTAGCATTTATCTTGCAGCTTCTGTAAACAAAGTATACAAATCTAAAGGCACTTATTTCACTATAACAACATTTAAGTTTGAGTTTAAGAAGTGACAGTCTTTTATGTCAAGGTCACTATAATTCTTCAATCCTATATTATCACCATCAAATTCAAGCTTTCTATATTCTAACCTTAAATCTATCACCCAATCACTTTAATCATCGATATCATCTTCATCCTCATAGGTCACCTCTTTAATCTAGGGTTATTTAGGATCTTAGTAAATTTAGCTTGATACGTATTTTTAACTCACAGCATCATATACTACCGACAAATCAACGCCTCTTTCTTCAGCTTTCTTTCCTATATCGTTATCAGAAATCTCCTCTTTCTTTAGTTATGATTCTAGGTTTATTGTCACCTTCTAATCTTTTTACATGTGGCTTTTCTTTAACAGTGGTGGGTTTGTTTTAAATATGTCATCATCAGTGATGCTTTGCTTTGTTCTAATGTTGAAGTTGTGCATGTTTATTTATTATTTGTTTTGTTACAACCTTAACGTCTTGAAGAAATAATCATTCAACAAAGAGTGACTTGTGGGTGAAAAAACGACCCTTTCACAGAATGCTATGTCGTCTTTATTTAAAAGACAGCTTATATCACAGTTTTCACCGGTATACAGCAATAATAACTCTTTATTTATGTTGTTGTAGACATCTTGGTTGTGGCATATTTAATGCACGATGTTTCCTAGTATTAATGTAACCCTGTTCAATTCAAAATTACTCTGTTTATGTGTTATCATCATTTTCTATATATCGTTACATATCAACTGTTTACCTTTTTCAATGTTGCTTTTGTTCACCGGCTGTAACCTGTCATAACCCAGACCATATATATCTGGACTGAACCTTAGAATTGTCTAACATATTATTTTGAAGAAAGTCCTAAAATTTGACAAGTACGTGCTAATCTAATCACCGTTCTGATCTATTTCCTGTATTATCATAGAAGTTAAATCTTTCTGTTTAAAAATCTTCAGGTAACCAGACAGCTCATCATAAGTTTACTTCTCAACAAATTTGGATGTGACGTCATTTCTTACATCCTCATCCTTAGTCCTCATTCCTTGTATAAAATTTCTTAAATCATCTTAAAATTCACCTATGTTGTTCTTGCACTCTTTATTTACAAGGTAAGTTTGTTACGTTTGTTTAAGCGCTTGATTGGTTACAGTTTACGGGTCTATTTTTAAGATGTTTAGCAATTCAACAGCCTTCTGACTTGTGCAATTCCCCATCGTTAACTGATCAGATTACTCCAGCAGTGTCTCCCTCATTGTCTTCCTTTATATATCACCTTCAGAAAGAACCGAGTTAGTTGGCAGTTTCTCCAAGTTGTCATTAAACTTATTGAATAAAATTGACACTTGACTTGAGGCAATTTTCTTTTAAAAAGCATCAGGGTTGAACTTAATATCTATGTAATCCAGCTTACATAGTTACTCATATAAAATGTTTGATTGTTTTAACACCTGGTTCTTCTTTTGATCTGTAACAAAACTTATTGTATTCAGATTTTCCAAAGACGGTATAATATCATACAAACTCTAAACTTTGTATATGTTCTGTTACTTAACAAACTCTTAGTAGTTTTGATATGATTATGGAAACTTTGTCCTTACTTTAAATTCAAAACCAGAAAGTTTAAGACCAAACTCACCTTATTATATTGCTCTTGTCTCTAAATATTTCTATGTGTGCTTCTCTCTTTACTAGCCAAATTATTTAGTATCGTTGTGATAACCTAACACAAATCTTTCACTATTTGAAGATATGCAAAAGCTAACGTCGTGGGATTAAGTGCTCAGTACTTAGAGCAGCACTGTACTCTCTTCGACACTAATTGCATATTCTGAATCAGTAACTTGTGTGTAGTAGATTATCTGTGTTACTGCTTTGTTTGTTATTGTAACGTGATAAATACTCTGCCGAAGTTTGATTGCAAAAACTGTGCCACCGACCCACTTAAGACCAATTTTAGCTTGAGGTTTTAGGAAAATTATAAACGAAGATATTAGATCTATATCGTCAGGTTTTATTTACTCACCTTTGTGTTCATCATAAAATTACTTCAAATCTTTATAAGAATCATTAAATTAATTGTCAATCCCGTTTTCAACCTGAACTGTACAACCCAGGTCGTATAGTGTATCCTTTTATTTAAGTTTAAAACAGCTAAGATCTACATCAGTTCTAATCTTAAAAGATAACTTGTTCACACTCAACGAATGAGAAGGTACGTACGTATTTGTATATTACTGATACTTTAAATCCAACTCTTGTCTTAAGACGAAACCTTCTAACCTTCTTTTATAAAAAGAGTTTGTTATCATTTAATTAAATATGTCCCCTTACGTATTTATCAGTCGATTGCTGGACTCCACGGTCCCTTAGAGCTGAACGGTCTTATTATTCTGTTCACCTAACTTCTCTAAGAATAACAGGAGTCTATCTTCATCGTCTTACAATTAGCCCAGTCCACACGTCTCTAAGTGGTTTTTTAATGATAAAAGTTTAGCAGTAAGATCATCTGATGAGTTTGTCAGTTAATATTACTTCCTTTAATTCTTAAACATAATAAGCTTCGACGGTTGGATGTTAAGTTATATCAAAGAGTCATTCACCCTAAAATCTATAGTTATAGGCTTTATAGTTATTTAGTTTTTGTCACTTGTTATCCTTGATTTTGTTGAATCAATGTTAGAGAAGTTATTTTAAAACTGTATAGCTTCAGAGTTTATAAATTTAAACTATTCTTCATTTTTCTTAAATTTCTCGTCTTAGACATCTTAATCAAAAACGTCTATAACACCTAAATCAGTTGTTTACAGCTCAGTCTTAGTTTCTCCGCTCTGTATATACGTTTACAGGTACTCAATCAGTGATTGTACTTTTTTTAAATTCTATCTGTTATTCAGGCATGAGAATAAAGGTTTGTTTATTGAATACATGGAATTAACCATTGACTCTTATTTATCCTCATACAAAAGAGAGTTTACATATGATGTGTTAGTCAAGAGTTTTTTGAAGGTTAACAGTTGGTTCAACGTATGGTGCGTGTTCAGGTTGCTTATATGGTCTAGTACTCTCTCAGGTATACTCCCGAATATTGATTCAACAGCCTCATTAACTTTTTCTATCTGGTTAAAAACATTAAAGTTAATAGCTTTCGTGACGTTGTACTTAAGTATGGGATCTTTCACATCACATAGGCTGCCCATTATTTAAGAAATTACATTCTAATATCTTATTTATCTGTCTCTTTTGTTTATATATAGTTTTATATTGTTTGCTTTGCTACCAAGTATTAGGTCCAGTATCGGGTGTGTGTTTGATATTCCGAAGGCACCGCACGGTTTATCTACACAAGGTTTTATTTTATAGAAGTCACATATAGATAATGATAAGAGTATTTTCTTGATTTAGGCGTCAAAAAAAGTCCCTCCGAAATTCAGAATCTCTATACCACTAGAAACTGACTGAAGCAGATCCATAGCCGCACCTTGGTTTGAGAAAGATATTTGCATGTTTGAAACAAATTTTGCATTCAAAGGAGTTAACTCACCTCTTATTTATAATAAGCTTAAGAACTCAAAGTAATACGCACGTTTACCCTTACTTTTAGTGTCTTTTACAGCTAAACTCAAAGATGACTTCTTTAACTGTTAAACATGGTTGTTAATTTTATATAGTATTTCTTTCACTCTTTGATATTTTAGATAAGTGATCATTGAATTAGATATAGTTTCTCCTCCGCTGTCATCGCTATGTTGAAGCTCCCTCACCCAAAAAAACTCGTTAGGTAGACAGGCTTTCTCAATTTACAGGTTCGCAAGATCTTGGTTTCCTGTGTGGAACAATGAAGACAACTAATTGAATATACCCATCATAAAAGATTAAGGCTGAACATATTAGTAACTCTTTAAAGATTCATCTTATTGGACATGACTTAAAGCCTCTTTAACTGAATCTGATATCTTTGAATTGTTTTCAAGAGTTTCTACAGTGTTTCCTGAGATTTATATTCTTTTCTCTTACTACTTGTACATGAAGCCCATAAACAATTTTATAAACTCCGGTGGCAAGACATCAGCCATACCGAGAATCATTGCTATTTACTTGTTCAGCTGGCTCTCTGGCCCCCACCTAGTGCAGTCTAATGTTGACATAACTTTCACATATTCTTCACTCTCTGAAAAATCATCATTGAAAAATTTCTCATGTATTTTTGCCAACCTCTTGTTTGCTGGGACCGATATAACTTCACAGTCAAAGTGGTTGCATATCTCACCGAAAACTTTCTCTAATGGTTTCTGAAGCATTTTTGTTCTATAGTCCATTATAAACACTTCTCTATCGCCACCCTGTTGTAACTTGTGCGAGATGTGGAAAATAGGGGTCCACGGATCGCTATCATCTTAATCTATATATATTAGGTATGTTTCTGAGAGAGCTGATTACATCTTAGACTGTTTATAACAGACGTCTTCATTATCGATAGCTTTTATAGCTTCTTGTATTTCCTCAAGATTTATGCTATCTAATAATTCTTGTGCTATAACCCAGTTACCTTTGTTCCCTTAAAAGTATTCACCCTTATACCTTAAACCACTCTCATTTTTTATATCCGTGAATGGTTGAGACATCTGCTGGGAGAAAACCTTTTAAATGCTGCTTATTGCATTCTTACTCTTTATTTTTGACGCTATAAGTTTTCCTATAGTTTAAGCCGATGTTTCACTTTAAACTAAATTAGTATCTTTCATTTTTTTGAAATCTTCATCACTCATGTTGTCTAAGTTGTAAATCTGATTAGCTGCCTAACCGTGTAAGTTTTTATCATGGCTTTCCATATAAGGCCCTTAAGTCTCAAAGATTTTTGTCAAATTTATAGCTCTTGAAATGTTACCTTGCATGTTTGCTTTAGGCATGAGCTTTGTCGATTATATTAAGTTTGCAAGAGAGTTGTTGTCATAGATTTAACTATCCATGAAAAGATGTTTTACTTTCATTGGGTTATGATTTTTTAGTGTTTTGTATTAATCTTCTACGCTATCTAACATCTTTTCCATTAATACAGCTTGCAAAGGATCTTTAGGTCTAAATATTAACTCAGGTATAAACTTAGTAATAGCTGCTTAGTCTGTCATCAAGTTCACAATTAGTTATTGAAGTGAGTGAAAAGTGGTCTCTGTTTTCCTTCTTCCGTTTAGAAGTAGAATTTAAGGAAATTATATATTCTTTATCTCGTGGTTCACTAATTCGCTCCCTGATATAGCATAAGGTATTCTCTCATAATTAGAGACAGCTTAATTTAAGAAAGAGAAATGTATACTTAAACCACCTTTCAGCTCTGTGTCTCTTTAAAACATCCAAGGAGTGCACATGAACCCATTGTTATTTGTTGTATAAAAATTTTGGCTCTCATTTAAGTTGAACATCTCTTAAACCTTAGCATTTTACGGCATCACTAGTCTGAAGTGTTTAGATGCTCCTGTCTTGCTTACACTTTTACCTCCTCTGACAATCAGTAGACAGTTTTGATATCCTAACTGAGTCTATTAAACCTCAGATGTACTGTTGTTTTAAGATGAGTACTTTATCAAGTTTTAACATAGGTTAGATATAAACTCAAGTATATTATATGCTCTGGTTTTAATTATTTTCTCAATGTGTCTTCTAGCATCAGTTATATACATACCTTTTATGCTCTTAAAAACTTCTATGTCAGCATCACTCTCCAACATCTTGAAGAAATCATCATTTTGCATCTAATTCCTAAAAAACCTTGAATCAGTAGCTACAGTTTCTTGGAAGTAACTCACTAGAGTGTCAATATCCAAACAAGATGTATTAGGTTATTTTTTAAAATCGAAGAATTTCATAGCATCTATAGTTACAGCTTTCTTACCGTCTTTGGTATTGCCCCATGAAATTTACTCTTCAGATATTTTTTTCATAGTATTTTTATTAAATCTCATTTAACCCACACCGTCTTCCTTTCTACTCGTAGCTCTCCTCTCTTCACCTATTTGTGATAAGTTAAATTTGAAACTCTTATTCAACTCTATAAACTTTTCTTAATGTTGTGTGGTACTGATTTTTTCAAACTTAGCCATCTCTTCTTCCCTTATCTGGAGTTTTAAATACTTAAAATTATTCTTTAATTACTAGTTCCTAGGGTCTGTTTGAATGGTGCCGTTATTTAATAAGATGTTGTATTCATTTAACAATTTTCTCCTTACGTTTGTCAGATCAGTTCTTAGTTTTTTGAAATCGTCTGATTCTTATGTGTGTGAGGTTGATACGTTTTATTTTAGTATATTGTCATTTTTCAACAGATTGTCCTTCATATTGCTTAAAACCTTATCTATTGTTTCTATATTAAATGTCATTTTCTCATTTTAAAACCCATGTCTTTAATCAATATTAGGCTTGAGATCGTCTACTTCACAAAATACATAAAGGAAAGGTCTAGATAATTTTGAATTCCCTGTCATGATCTTAAAACTATCAAATTTCTCTCTTCCGAGTCTAACTGCCTCCTTTATACTCTCTGATGAAAGTGGTTAGTCTATAAGTGACTTGAAGCCACTTTTAACATATTTCTCTACCACTTCTGTTATTTTTATTAATTCAGTATCTTGCTCCTTCATTACCGGCACCTCAAAGTATGAATTATCTTCTATTGTCGGAGTGAATTCATTGTCATCTCTAAAGTTTTGGGTCTCAGATGTCCCACTTTAGTTGTAATCCTTATAATTTCTAATCAAAACCTTATCGTTGTGTGATGAGCTGAATTTGCAGTGTTCACCGTTTGAACCTTTAAACCTTACAAAATGCAGAACATCTTAATACTCAGTTGTTTTCAGAGTGTCTCTCCAAAGATCGGGAGAACAACCCATCCTATTCGAAATAAACGTACCATTCTTACACTTATTATCAGACAGTATAAGTAGATAAGACGACTGAGAATCAAGTGTCTTTAGAGCAGCAGAGAGCATCTTAGACTTTGACTGGAGGAAACCTTATAGGGTATTGTTGATAACTTAAGTACTAAACCATTTGTCTGAGTTTGGATTCCTCATTGTATAATTTTTTGTTGTTCTAGTTATAACATCAAAAAACTTTTTTGTGTTCTCTATTAGCTACTTAGGCATATCCATTTTTATAGAGAATTAAGATTAAAAAGGGTTTAATAGTTTCATAGTCTCGACCATGCTTACAAAACTAGTAACAGTCAAGTCAACCTCAGAGTTGTGGTTTTAAGTGGTGGTATCGAATTAAATAGTTTTGAAGACCTAATCTTTGACATTGAGCTCCGGTTTTACATCTTTAATTTAAACTGATTACTTCTCAAGATTCAGACCACCCTTTTGCCCAAGACTCCTCTCTTCGGAACTGCCAACAGTGTAGTCTAAGACTTACATTGTATCACCAAGAATAGTTATAAAGTCCGGTGTCAGCTTTTTACCCTCTGAGGTATTTATTAAATAATCACTGAAATTGTGGTAGCTAGCTAATCCTTTATCACAGGATTTTACAAACTGCTTCATTATGCAACCAAAAATATTATGCCTACTTTTAAAAAGAAGGTTAACTATGACTTATAAGAGGGGTTTGAGTGCCTGTGAGTTTATAATCTCAGATATATTAGCCTAGATAGTCTCTGATAAATAGATCACTGACTTAATTATACCTTCTAAATCATTCATATCAACACTCATGTCACTATAAGAGTATATATATGAAAGCATGAAGGCGTTTTTCATAAAAGCGTTTAAATTTTCAGAAGATGGTCTAACACCAAACCTAGACTAATAATTTTAAAATATAAAGGCATAAAGTGGGTCAGACGGAGCTGACCACTTGGATGTGATATCCATTTATTCTTTTGTGAAGGATTTATTGAATGTTGTTCTTATTTCAGCGGACTCAGCATTACCTTCACTGAATACTGAGTCCGTATATAATGATTAATCATACAACGGAGGTACGTATAAAGTTTTTTCGATTTGTTCAGTTTCAAAGATTTTACCCAAC